TCTTCCTAAGCTTCTCTCTCAACAGGCTAAATTGTTTGTATAAGGTGGTCTTTGAATGGCTATATTGTTTGGCCAGCTTATCCCCTTCCAACTTGCCGCCACATGTCGCACGCTCTACGATTATGAGCCTTACCTTCTTGTGAATACCTTCTAGCTCAGGACAATAAGATAAAGCATCAATAGCAGCTCTCCATTCATCGCTTGGCGCATCTTGACCGCAACACTTACACTCATGCATCACATGACCATAACGGGCGACAATAACGTTATGTTGATCATCTGGCAGTCTGCATACTTGAGCCAGTATCATGCCTGCTTGTGCTGCACCGTCTACACCTGACAAACCTTTACCAGTACCAAGCTGTCCATCACCGGGATTTTTAATTAAACTCATTAATGGAGTCTTCGGCGATTGTTGACCAGCATAATTGAATGCATATGTTAAAGCTGCGTGAGTGCTATTGAATAAGCCTGTGTTTATTTCCATAAGCCTCTATAAAGTAGTGATCTCAATCTCGATTCATGGACTCGGTTACGTAAAACAATATCGCTATGGCATCAGCTTCATCATGTGTCTTAGTCTTAAATCCTTTTGATGATGCAAAATCAATCATTTCCTGCTTTGATGCTCTGCCATTTCCGCAGGCAAACTTTTTAATGGTTCCAACTGGTACGCCAGCATATGGAATTTCGTGCTGCTCACACCAAAGCTGTAATGTGGCCAGATAACCTCCGTAACAATGTGCCGCGTCTGTACCTGCATGACGCCTCACGGCTTCATAATAAACTTCGCTTACACCCGACTGCTTTATCTCAGTTAACCAGCGTTTGAACTTCAGAAACCTCATACCGCCACCATCAAACCTACTCTGTTTAAAACTCTGGATTCCACTTACAATATTTCCAGCAGGTGTTTTCGTGGCAAAACCTGTTGTGGTTCCTAAATCTAATGCAAGCACTGTCACTCTCCGCTCCTCCTTGCCGAAAACTGAACACCCAAACCAGCCCCGAATGCTTCAACCATTGTTGTGTACTCAGCAAAGCATCCTTTCTCTAGCTGCGTAGTGGATATCACCGTTAATTTCCCATTTGGCATTTCTATCCACTTACTTCTTTTTTCGCCGTCTTTGGTGGTTATTTCTTCCGGCATAATTTCTTGTTTAGCATGTTCGTGCCATACTTCATGCGAGAATTGACGACCATCTAACCATGCCTGATCTGCGATCTCACCTATTCGCATGTGGTAATAGGCATTTTGGTCCAATCCTCTTTTCCTTGGTTGCTCACGAATCAATAATTCGATTGGCTTCTTATCATCCAGTGGCAGATTATTGATAAGGTTTAAAGCTGTTTGCACCTGTACGCTAGATCGCAATAAAAATGATCTTTGTTCGATCTTGTTTCTTACTGTGCTTTGGGCTTGTTGGCTCATTTAGTAATAAAGCTTGCCAAAAAACTGATATGCGTCATAACCATATACTCGTGTTTCAATCCTGCGTTTTGTTCCAAATTTGAGAGCTAGCCAGTGCCATAATTTACTGCTGTTCTCATTATTGTGAATAGCTTGATCAGTTAGAATCGCATTCATATCTTCTTCAGTTACTTCCATTTTGAATCTCTTCATATCAATCCTTTTTAAAAACTTTTCTCAATTCTGAAACTTTCCACATCAGTTTTCTTGCTCTTGCTGTGTTTCGTTTTTGCCGCTCAGTTGGTGGCGGTATAGTGCCTTTTGCAATTAATTTGTTTACACATACATCTTTATCAAGACCAAAAGCGTTTATGACATCACGCGAGCAAAGCATAGAATCATTGGCCATGTCTTTCATCCATGCAGGTTCAGGAATTTGAATCATGTCAGTCATTCACTCCGGTTTGGTTATGAACCGTGAACCCTCTTTTCCTTTCCTTAGGAACCACGCGAAGAATACTCTCACCGTTGTAATCCCCAAATCTCGTTACTTCACCAGTCCATTTAGCATTCATTTCACCAATGGCGCCGTTGCGATTTTTTCTGCAAATGATTTCAGCGACACCTTTAAAATCACTCAGCTGGTTGTAAACTTCGTCTCGGTAAATGAATAAGATCAAATCTGCGTCTTGTTCTATTTCACCGGATTCACGCAAGTCGGACATGACAGGTCGTTTATCAGCCCGTTGTTCAAGACTTCGGTTCAGCTGAGAGAGCACCACGACTGGAATATCAAAATCTTTTGCTATCCCTTTTAAACCCCTGCTAAGAAATCCAACTTCTTGTGTACGGTTATCACCAGTACCACGCATAAGCTGAAGGTAATCAACCACGATCATTGATAAACCGTGCTGTCGTTTGATTTTCCTGCACTGTGAGCGAATATGCGAAAGGGTAATTGCTGAGGTATCGTCAATGTGCAATTTCAGGTCATACAGGTGTTTTACTGCTTGTGATTTCCCTACCCTACTCTCATGGTATTTAACGAGTCGGGCCCCTACTTCACGCTTTGACATTTCAAGTGAAAATATAATGACCGGCTCTTGCTTTGCGACGTGTTCAGCGATTTGCATTGATAGCGCCGACTTGCCCATGCTTGGCCGTCCAGCAATGATGATCAGATTTGAATTATTAAAACCGTTTGTTAGCCTGTCTAAATCATGTAATCCTGTTTTCAGTCCAGTGTGATCCGAATCAGCCCAGTCGATTGCTTCTGCTACTGCTTAACCGATATGAGATACATTGTTTTCTTCGCTTTCCAGTAAATTGAATAAACCAGATTCAGCTTTTTCAATAATATTTTCGACTGGTTGTTTTTGCTCAAGTGCTTCAGTCATTTCAACTAAGAATGCTCTTACTTTCCTATTTACACCTGCGGATTTAATGCTGTTCGCATGGATTTTGATATTCTTGGAAGTATTGGTGTTTTGAGTAATGACGCCAATGTAATTTAGACCACCAACATGCTCCAATTGGCCTTGTCTTTCAAGTTCTTCAGCCAATAAAATTATGTCGACAGGCCGACCGTTCTCTAGAAAAGAAATGATTGTTTTGTAGATAACTCGGTGGTCTTCACGAATGAATGACTCAGGCTTTAAATCAGTTATTAAATCGAATACATTGTTGTCTTTTATCAACGATCCGATTACTGATTGTTCGCTTTCGATTAGGGTTCCGTGGGTAGACATCAGTTATATTTCCTTTGCTTTGCAAATTTGACTGAGTTACGCATCCATGTACGCCATGCTGCATTCCAGTCAATGTATTTAGAACCTAGTGATTTGTTTCTATCAACGAACTGCTCAGTTTCAATTTTTATCTTGTCTTCAGGGATACCTTGTTCACATGCCCAATCAAACATTTTTGGGGTAACTTCAAATTTTTCTGGAACTGGAATTGATTTATTAATTTTAGTTTTTTTTACCAATGATGGTTTAATGATGGTTAATGGTGGTTCGGGTGTCATGGGTGCTAGGGGTAACGCGCATGGGTGCAAGGGGTCTCGCGCATGGGTGCTAGGGGTCGCATCTATGCTAGGGGTAGCATCGGTGCAAGGGGTACGGGTGTCATGGGTGCTAGGGGTAGATAGCATTCCAATATTTAATTTATAGTGCCTAGATTGACCAGGATTTCCACCTCCATGATTAGCAATTACAGTTAACAAACCTTCATCAATAAACTTGTGTATTATTCTTCTTGCCTGTGACTCGCTGGAATTAATTTTTTCTGCCACACCTTTTATTGAAGGGTGAAGACTTCCCCCATCGTCATTACACCAGTCTGCAAGAGCAAGCATGGCCAGCTTCTCGCTTCCTCCGCGTTTAAAATTTTCCCAAACTAATGTCATGACTTTTATGCTCATTGTTTAGCAATTAATTAGTAGCGCATTATTTGGCTGCCTGTAATTTTCTGAACCTGTTCTCTTCACTGGTCGCCATATAAACCTGTAACCTGCTCATGATTTCAGCAGCCACTACAATAAACTCGTTATATTCTTTCTGGATTTTTTGCATTTCGCACCAGTCAATATCACCGCTTTCCATCGCTTTGCTTATTTCCTTTGCCCAGTCGCCCTGCTCTTTTTGGAGTTTGAGAAATAAATCAAGGATCGCTTGATCGGATAGACCGTGAAAATCTGGTTTCTTAATGCACATTAAGCCGCGTTCATGTGCAAAAGCCATGGCAATTTTGTCAGTGTCAACGTAGTCAACAATCGTTCTGAGCTCCTTAACAGTCAGATCGTGAGTATCGTTTGTTGGCAATACCTTTTTTCTTAAGGTGTCTGGTTTTCTATCCATTCTCGCGGCCAACGCTTCAACGCCGCCTGGGTAGCTATGGGCCACTTCGTGAATTTGATCCATTAAGTCCATTACTTAAACTCCTTTATTCGGGCGTTCATTTCATTGCTGCTAATCGATACACTGCGAGCATGAAAACTTATGCAGCTTCTTTTGAAAATATTTCTGGCTTCAAGACTTTTAAATACTTAAGTTGTGTTTTTGGTATACCTGAGCCTTTCCGCCATTTTGATACGGCCTGAGGAGTAACTTCGCATAATGCAGAAACAGCAACAGTTCCGCCCAACGAATCAATTAAACTCGAATGTTCTTGATGTATTTCTAAAAGGTTTGTATGTTCCATAGCTCACATTGTAACCATAGTTACTATATAAAAGCAAATTATAGTTTAACTAATTTATGTAACTATGCTCACATGGAAACGATCGGACAAAGAATTAAGAAAAGAAGGGAGGAAGCTGGCGCGTCTCAACAGTATGTTGCAGACAAAGTTGGAGTGAGCCGTGTGGCAGTTACTAAATGGGAAAGCGGGCACACGTCTAATTTGAAGCTTGATAATCTTATGAAACTGTGTAAATTACTTGATATTTCAGTTGAGTATTTGATTTATGGTGAAACTGAAAAGGATAAAAATAAAGCGTTAAAATTCTTATCTAAAAGAGATTTAGAGATAAATGAAATAAACATTGATCTGCAAAGTCCTGAAATTAACGATGACGATGTCACTATGACTAAAAGCGTTGTTAAACGTCTTAAGGTCAGCAAAACCAAAGGCAAAGAAAATTCCAAAGGAAGTGATGACGCATAATAATGTATTTAATATCAAATACAATTGTCATGCGAAAAACTGTAAATGCAAGACATGAAGATTCTGTGAAAAAACTACTTGCTGTTACGGTAGTTATAATACTTGTTGGGTGCCCTGTCTAACTATGGATAAGTATGAAAAAAGAAGACTCCGGCTAATGGAATTAAGAGACACGAAGTGCGTTGGTGTTAACGCTGTGCTTGCCCGAAAGATCGAGCGCGACCCGTCATACGTAAATAGAATGTTTTACCCTGAAGGAAAGAATGGTAAAAAACGGATAGCCGATGATCTAATAGAGGCTATTGAAGTTGCTTTTAAATTGCCTCGTGGATGGCTTGATTTCGACTCAAATAAAAATGTATTTGAAACAACAAACCCGACCAAACAGGATCTTATTCAATTCATACTCGACTTGCCAGATGATCAGGTAGATGAAGAGAGCGTAGCTATCGTAAAATATGCCCTCAAAATACCTAATGAGAATAAAGGCAAAGCCAAAAGATTACTTGATGTGATTGTTGAATTCCCCGTTGATGGAGAGAAGAGAAACGGCAAGAATTAACAATGTATCTCAGATACGATATTACTGTAGAACTAAACCACTACCGACTGAAGTCGGTAGGTTTGATTTCTGGCTAAAGCCATTATTAGCATGCTCCGCATGCAATTACTTTTATACGATACCGCATG